TGTGAATTACAAAATCACCCTAATTACAAATCTTATCTAGACCAATGAGAAAAATTACTATCGAACTTTATGCCAACAGCGAGTACAAACTTGATGACAGGCTAAAAGAAATACAAATGGAAATTACCAGATTAGTTTGGCCTTCATGTTGCTTTACTGATGGCAGCCGTAAACACTTTGAGTCAGGTTGCATCGAAGAAGAAAAGCAGTATCAACTTCCTGATTATGAATATGAAAAGGAAGATCCGACATGGAACTCAGGTGGCAATACTGTTTGTACTGGTAAATGGAAAATGCAAATTGTTCCTGACCAAGACTACGTCAAATTTCAAGAGACTCCTGACCTATGAGTAGATTAAGTTCTCAGAATGCAATGATCCTCAACTTCTTAGAAAGTGGAGGGTCATTAACACCAATCGAAGCACTTGAAAAATTTCAATGCTTTAGACTTGCAGCCCGAATGAATGACTTAAGAAACAAAGGTTACGTCATCCAAACTGAAATTTTAAAAGATGATAACGGCAAATCATATGCCAGTTATTCATTTCCAAAAAACTACAAACAAGGAGAATTATTCTAATGATGCACGAATACGATTCAGCGGTAAAAGAAATTCCAATAACCAACAAACAAGATTGGTTAGAAAACAGATTGCTTGATGTAACTTCTACAGAAGTATCAGCATTGTTTGATGTCAACCCATACCAAACAGAGTTTGAGTTGTACAACCAAAAAAAAGATAAGGTTGTAATTAACATTGAAGACAATGACCGTATGGCATGGGGTCGCAGACTTGAAGACTCTATAGCTCAAGGCTGTGCGGAGTCTCAAGGATGGGATGTAGAACCATTTGATGTTTATCTCAGCAATAGCAACACACGCATGGGATCTTCCTTTGACTACAAAATTGTTGGCCAAGGATCACTTGGGATTATGGAGGTTAAAAATGTTGACTCAATGGTTTATCGCACGAAATGGGTTGACGATGGCAATGGCCATATCGAAGCACCACCTCATATTGAGATGCAACTTCAACATCAGCTTCATGTTGCCAATGTTAGTTGGGGATGTATTGCTGCACTAGTCGGTGGCAACACTCAAAAAACAATTATTAGATCTAGAAACAAAGAAGTTGGTGAGATGCTTGAAGCAAAAGTTAAAGAGTTTTGGGAGAAAGTTAAGTCAGGTACAGCACCTAACATTGACTATCTTAGAGATTCAGAATACATGATAAAAAAATTATATAACGATGCAGACGCAGGTACGATTTGCATAGCAGATGAAGACATGAACACATTGGTTGATGACTACAACACAATCAATAGAGAATGTGTTTCACTAGAGCAGCAAAAAAAAGCAATTAAAGCACAAATTTTAGAAAAAAGCGGAGGTGCATCAAAGATTGTTTCTGACTATGGAACAATCAATTGCGGAATGAGTAAAGCTAGTCAGGGTAAATACATAACCCAAGACATGGTTGGCACTTACATCAACCCACGCAAAGCTTTTCGCCAATTCAGATTTAATCAACCAAAAGGAGCAAACTAATGACTTCATCAATTTCACCACTTGTAGCCATGCAGGGAACACTAGAAAAAATGGCAGACAAATTTACTGAAGCTTTGCCAAGGCAAATGGATGTAAATAAATTTATTAGCGTTGCTAAGTTAACCCTTAATAAAAATCCTAAATTGCTACAAGCAGACAAAACTAGTTTGATGCAGACTTTTATGAAAGCTGCACAAGATGGTTTGTACTTGGATGGCAAGGAAGCAGCAGCAGTTCAGTATGGCAACTCAGTTCAATACATACCAATGGTCGAAGGCATCATCAAGGTATTACACAATAGTGGATTAATAAAAACTTTATGTGCTGAAGTTGTATACGAAAATGATTTGTTTGATTATGAGCTAGGCACAAACCAACACATAACACATAAGCCATTAATTACTGGTGATAGGGGTAAACCTGTATGTGTTTATGCAATTGCTGTAACAAGTAATGATGGTCAATACATAGAGATTATGAACATGGCAGAAATAGAAAAATGCCGTCAGGTATCAAAAGCTAGTTCATCACCTCATAGTCCTTGGGCAAAATGGTTTGACCAGATGGCTAAAAAAACTGTCATACATCGCATAGCAAAACGACTACCAAAGAACGATGCAATTAATTCTGTTGTCAGAATAGAAGAGGATACTGATTTTAAACAGCCAGTAAACGTGACTCCTACTCCTGACAAACAAGAGCAGCCATTGTCTAGATTAAAAGAAGCTATGGGTATGAATCAAGAAGAGGTAGATCAGGCAGCAGATAACGTGATCAACAACTACCGCAAGGAGGAGTAATGCATTACTTCTCTTTTCACATTAGTGATTACATGAGCCACACAGCACACCTCACACCAATTGAGGACATTGCATACATCAGATGCATGATGATCTATTACCTGCATGAAAAACCATTACTGGAAGATATAGGAGAAGTGGCTCGTGAAATTAGAATGCCTGACAATATACCCGAAGTTACTTATGTGTTGAATAAATATTTTACACATGATGTTGGTAAGGGATGGACACTTGCAAGAGCAGATGAAGAAATACAGAAATATAAAAACAAATTGGCAGCTTCTTCTAGGGGTGGTAAGAGTGCAGCGTTAGTAAACCGCAAGTCCACCGTTAGTGGACTACTGCCAACCAATAACCATAAACCATTAACCAATAACCATAAACCAAAAGATACGCTAAAGCGTCCACGCAATGTAAGTAAAAAAACATGGGATGATTTTTTAACTCATAGAAAAAACAAGAAAGCACCATTAACAGAAACTGCTTTAAAAGGTATAAAGAATGAAGTTAAAAAAACTTCTATTAGTTTGGAGGATGCATTGGTTATGTGCCAAGCAAGGGGATGGCAAAGTTTTAAATCTGATTGGATTAATAAAGAACAAAAGTCATTTGCTTCTACTAACTACGGTGAGGGGGTACAAAAGATATGATTTATCAAACACCAAAAGAATATGAAGCAATGCTTCAAGTTAAAAAAAGTGTTGATTATTTATTAAATCAATTCACTACTAGCCAAATAATAGATAGAAAATCGTGGATTTTAAGTTTAAAAACAATTAAAAAACAAATTGAAATTTGGGAAACAGGAGGGGAAGATGTTGGAGAATTTAATTAACAAAGACAGGCCAACAGAAGAACGCACTTGTTCTATACACAATGTTGCGTATACTTCAACAAACTTTATTGGTGAGCATTGGACAGAGTGTCCTAAATGCATGATGGAACGCAAGCAGAAGGAAGCTTTAGAGCAAATTAAAGCTGACAAACAACGTGAACAGGAACGTGAGCAGCGTAAATGGACAGCCAAGGTAGGAAGTGCAGCTATTCCAGAACGATTTAAGGATCGGACGCTAGATAGCTATGTAGCAAAAACAAGTGGTCAACAAAAGGCATTAGCTTTTGCAAAAGAGTATGCAGAAAACTTTGACCAAGTAATAAAAACAGGACGTTCTGCAATCTTTGTTGGCAAACCGGGAACTGGCAAAACCCATTTGGCAATAGGCATTGCGTTGAGCATTATGCAACAACAACGGTCACCAGTATTTGTCACCGTACAACGTCTAATTCGTAGAGTAAAAGATAGTTGGAGAACAAAAGAAGAAACAGAGAGCGAAGTTATAGATGCATTTGCATCACCTGATCTGCTCATACTTGATGAAGTTGGTGTACAGTTTGGGTCAGAGTTTGAGAAACAACTGTTGTTCGATGTATTAAATGAACGCTATGAAAAACTTAAACCGTCTATTTTATTATCAAATATTCCTAGTGAACAATTGTCTGATTACCTTGGTGAACGTGTAACCGATAGGTTGCGTGAGAACGGAGGTGCATTAATTGGTTTTAACTGGGATTCTTATAGGAAAAATCTATGACAAAAAACAAATTAAACACAGGTGACTTGTGGTTTAATCCAAACGAGCCAGAAAAATTAGCAGTATTTAAAAAAAATAAATGGGAAAAATTTACACCAGAATTGTCAGATAAACAAAAAGACATTTTGCAAATTGCAAATTACAGGCAGCAATTAGCAGAACTAGAAACACAGTTTTGGTTTAATGGTTTAAAAGCAAAGGATTATATGGTTAGATTTGATGCAATAAAAAAACGCATACATGAATTAGAAAATAAACATAGAACTGCATGGGAAAAATTTATTTATTTTATAAAAAAATTATTTAAAAAATTATGATTGAAATAGTATTAGGTTGGCCACCTTCAGATCTATCGCCAAACAAAAGATTGCATTGGGCAAAGTTAGCAGCAGCTAAAAAAGAATACAGAAAAAATTGTTTAAGTGCATCAAGAGAACAATTAAAAAAATATCGTGGAGTATATGAAAACATACCAGAAAAATTAGTTTTAGAAATGACGTTTATACCACCAGACAGAAGAAGTTATGACCGTGACAACTTAGTTGCTAGAATGAAAGCAGGTATTGACGGATTGTCTGATGCATTACGCATTAACGACAAACGATTTAATACTGTTATTTCAACAATGGATCAAGACCGCTACGGTGGTTTTGTCCGCATACGCATACTACAGGAAATTCCTTATGGCACGAAAGATCAAAAACCTATCCGTCAAGACACGAGAGTACAAAGATAGAGATGGCAATTCCAAGGCCAACTGGGTCAACATTGGAGTCATTATGGAGAATGACCAAGGCAAACAATTTATGCTTATTGATAGATGGGTAAATTTAGCAGGGTTGCCTGACTTTAGTGACAAACCAAATCCATCAGCAGTAATGGTATCTATTTTTGATGCAGATAATAATTACCAACCCGGAAAACCTGCACCAAGTACACCAACATATAAAGGCAATGATAATTCAGACAATTGGAACAGCTCGCCTAAAGTACCAGAGGTAGACGAGATTCCATTCTAAAGTAGCCCCAAAGTGACCAGACCATTAATCACTCTGGGGCAAGACTCTAGAGTTGGGGTAGAGAACTAGAGCCTAGTAGGCCACACCACTGCTTACTTCTTTGGTGGCCTACCCTTTTTTGTTCCATATGTTCCCTTACCTCTTGGCATAATAATCTCCTTTTTTTTTAATTATGAAAGAATTTTTTTATTTTGTCCATAGTGTTTAGCTCATCTGCTCTGTATTTTTTATCTAATGCAGCTTCTAGTTCTATAACTCTACCTAATAGACTTGCTAAAAATACATCTTGTTTCATCTGATGTCTTATCAAGTGTGTGCAATATTTTTTTATTCCAATTACATCATCACTTTTTAAAATTTCTCTTACTCGCATTTCAACTGATAACTGTAACTCTACAGGTGGCTCTTCAATTTCAATGTTGAGAAATTTTTCTTTAGTCATCAGTTTAATTTAGGAAACAACTGCTGCTCAAGCAGGTCTACTGCACGGTCATCCAATGTATTCGAGGTCTGCTTTACGAAGGCACGACATAGGTCAACCACTAATCTCTTACACCCTGTCGTTGAAAGGAAGCGTAATAATATAGGCTTTAGTATTTTGTACATAGTTTGTTTGTTTTTCCAAACATAGCACACGTTATTGTATCTTGCCTTCTATTCTGCTAACCGCTTCTGATAGCTTGTTTAATCTGAAGTATATGTCTCGTATGTCTCGTTCTCTACGACTACTCATGTTAGATATCACCATAACTAAAGCTGTAGCTGCTGCTCCCACCAATGCACCATATATCTCAGGCATTTGCGTAAATAGGTAATTATGTATAGTATGACTAATAAATCCTAATTATGGCAGAGGAAAAGAAAGGAGTTTTTGAAAAGCTCAAAGAAAATATTACTGACAAAGAAGAACAATTAACTTTTATATCTGTTGTTGTTCGGCTTGTGGTAGTTGCGTGGAGTGGTTTTATAGTATCCCTTAATTACATATCGCTACCGGGATACAGCAACGAACCCAAGGATATAACTTTTCCGGCTTCTCTTCTGACAGGTGCGTTAGCAAGTTTTGGTTTGGAAGGTGCTAAAAAAAGAGGTGACGGTACATTTAAACCAGAAGATAAACCACTAAACAAAAAAGAAGTAGAAGAGTTACTAGCATCACAATCTGGTAACTATCAAACAGTTAGAATTGAAACGCCAATAAAAATTATTGGTGCAGAGATTGATGATTCTAAATCAAAAAAATGAAGAAACTACTAGCACTACTATTACTGTTTAGTCCTTCTGTAGCACTAGCAGACATAAATCATTCTATTCAAAATGTTGTATCTGTTTCTACATTAGGGGCAAGTTCAACGGCTAATCGCATTGGTACTACGTTCTCGGCATCAGGTACAAATGTCACGCCAACGGCAGGTGATACTGCAAATGCTATTGGTACTTTAGATTTAACGGATGCTCAGATAACTAACGGTATTCCTACAATAGATGCTACAACTACTTATGCAGTTACAAATTCCGGGGATGCATGGTCAGTATCGGAAAGCTATATCCAAGGCGATGCTATACCAAGTACAGGTATGACGGTTACCAATGGAACTGTACCTGCACTAGTAGTTTTTGGAGATACCACAACTTTTGCAGGTGGAAATATAGGCACTACAGCTATGACTATGGATAGTGGTGGAGCGATGACAGTTAACTTATCTGCTACAGGAGCAGGTGTAACAGCACAAATGTCCAACACAATTAAATTAGAAATTGATTAATGAAATGGTTGGTACTATTTTTATTAGGAGTACCTAGTGCTTATGCAGGTGGAATTACGCCTTCGTTCTCGACAGGCCAAATGGAAAGTAGCCAATCTAGCCGTACTGTGGTGGTGGAAACCATTGTCACAGAAAATTATCGTACTGGGTATAGCTATTCGCTTCAAGGCCATAACATACAAGTTAGAGATGGCACAGTTATATCACCAGAAGCTACATATACAAACACGCAAACAGTTAATGGAGTGTCATTCCAGTGGGTGACACCAGACCTAACAACTAAACCACAGTGGGAAATCAAAACTCCCGGAGAATCATTTTCAATAACAGAAAATTTTCTCGCACCGGGATTGGATGCGACAAGCACCATACAACGCACCATAACAACAGAAAGTCAAAGTACAAGTTTGTCAATTTTTTCAAATTAAGTTTATTTTTATTATTAGGATTTACTCCAAAAGCCAGTGGTAATGTGGTTAGTTCGCCTTCCGCATCAAGTTCTGGAACGGTGATCAATAACGGCTACCAAACAATTAATGGTGGATTTCCAACAATGATTTATGGCGGTCAGGTGCAATGCCAACAGCCAACACTAGCCTTTACACCGTTTGTAACTAAAGGAGAAAACTATAGTACACCTAGAATTACTACAACTAGAACTAACATATATGATTTGTCAGAGGATGCATCAGGTAACTTAGTAAATCCGGGAACTATTTTGTACCAAAGTGAACAGCCAAGAATAGAACAATCAACTCATAATTTTAATTATGGATTTACTGTTAGCCTACAGATACCACTTGGAAAGGGATCTGATCTTTGTATTAGAGCAGCCGAAAATCAAATAAAAGGACAAGAGTTTGTATTAGCTCGTCAAAAATTAGAAGCAAATTTGGCTCGTATGAAGGTATGTGCCGAGCAATTTAAGCTAGGCGTAAAGCTTGTTGGCGAAGATGCGGTTGCCTGTAAAAATGTTGTGTTAACAACTATACCTAATCAAGTTGTGCCACATACACACGAAATAAAAACTAAGTAGATTCTTCTTTTTTCTTTGATAATTTTTTAATTAAATTTTTTACTAAAGGTTTTACAGCATTTAAAATGAGAGGAGTAGTTGCAGCCACAGTAGCAATAGCAGCAGTAGAGACAACCACGCTAGGCGTAGGTAGGTATTGGTCGATAAATTTGACTCTTTCATAAACGGTACGGCAATCACCGTTGCTTTCTCTAATATAATCTTTAATCCGCTCTAATCTTTTTTCGTTAACAAAGCTTCCTATTCTTAACGCTCCTTCTGGGGGGCAGGGTTCGTATTCTATTTTCTTTTCTTCCTTTGGTTTTGGTTGTACTACGTTTGTGTCCTGTGTGGGCGTAGGAGCAGTGTTAACTGGTACTGGCTCTGTATTTACTATCTGTGCAGGGTCGTATCTCATAGGCGTATACGATGGTATCTCACCATGTGGACATACTGTGTATGTGCCACGTTTGTCAGCGATAAGCAAAGACGGATTGCGTGTAGTTTCTAAATCTCTGTGATATAAATAACATCCCGGTAACTTGCCTTCTAATTTTGGTTTTGTAAAATACGGTGTATCTGGGATATCTATTGTTGGAAGAGTTATCTCAGGTAACTTTATTTCAGACACTTAAGGAAGCAATTTAGGTTTTGTTGGTATAGGTAAAGATGGTCCTGTTACATCAGGTAATGAGTTGCCAAGTACATCTGGCATTAATCCTTGGACTTCGCCAAGTACTTTATCCATAATCTTTTTTTGAAACTGTGGTGATTGAACATATTTGTATGTAAAAAAACCACCGCCTAGAATGCCTAACACAAGGATTCCAGTTACGATGGTAATAATGTCTAAAGCTTTTCGCATGATTAAAGAACAGATAGCACGAGCTACAGCACTTATGTCAGTAGTCGTATTGCTACTTATCGTAGCAATCAGCCCTCTCTACGTCACTATGGGTTTAATGACTAGGCAGTTACAAGAAAAAATTAAATAATTAACTAGGTTTTGGGTTGTCAGTTTTTACCTTTTCACAAGCAGCGTAATATGCTGTTAATTTACTAGAATCTCCTTTACTATTCCAATACATTGCATCTGCAAAGTCTCTCAAATCTGGATATTTTATTGCACGATCTCTTTTGTATTGAGTAGCAGTATAATTATCTTTCATAGCTTGTAAGCCATCTATACATTCTTGTTCAGTAGGTTTAGTTCCACCGTCATGTACTATTAAATTTTCATATATTTTATTTTTAGTATCAGACCATCCAAACCATTGGCCTTTTCTATAATTAACAAGAAAATCTTCAATATGATCTGGTTCTAGAGTGCCGTATTTCATTAAGTGTCTCCTATACGCATAAAAGTTATTGCTGTGTAGTTTGCAGATGTGCCACCAAAAACATAAAGATCTTGTGGTATATCCATTCTCAACGCTATTTTAACATCACTGACGTTAGTTACATCAATCACAACAAAACTTGATTGCATAAAATGTGGGTTACCTATATTATAATTACTACCTTGCCAAGCAGCAGCTACATTGTTAAAAGATGAACCACCATTATTAGTACGATCTATAACCATAGAAAAGTAAGCAATATTAGCGTTTACATAAGCTGCACATTGAGTATGAATATGGTAAATACCAGTTCTAGGAAAAGTCCAATAACCAGTGCTAGTATCTACAGACATTCCAGTACCTATATAATCACCTTGATTGTCTTGACGTTCCCAATTGCTACTTAATATATCTCCGGCTGAAACTTGTGTAGTTGTATGCCATCTCCATTGGTCGTATTCAGTAATAACTGTACCTGCACCTTGAGAAGTATTGATAGCCATTATGATACCTCCGTTAAATTAAATTTGTATTTTTTACCAGAACGGTTATTTTTTAAAAACAAATCACTTTCACCTTCCTGTATTGTCCAATCGCCCCAAGTTCCATCGACATCGTTAGATGAACCTTTGTTAGATAAGTTAAGGTCATTAGTGTAAATGTTTGCCCAACGTAATGATGCAGAACCAAGATCAAAAGTGTTATTAGCAGTAGGTTCAATAGCACCTGATTTTATAGTTCCATTTGTACCAAGGTGTATTTTTGTATTACTAGGGCCACTGCCTTGGTTAGAACCAGTTAACCCATTACCAAGATATAAACCATCACCACGAAATATATACTTAATACCATTATTGTTAGCTTTTGCTTCCATATAATTAGTTTCAGTTCCGCTTGGATATGTATGGTTTACATTTGCTGTGTAATTTAAATATGTGCCATCATATGTAAAGTTTGCTTCTGCGTTTAAATTTGTGCCATCGCCAGTAATAACTCTGTTGTCAGCATTGTTACTCACACTAACACCACTAGCAGGTAATGATTCAAAACTAGGATCTGCTCCGTTGTTTGCTCGTAAAAATTTGCCATCATTATTAGCATCACCATGAGGTAGTTTGGCTAGTGTTACTGCTTCATCTACTATATGTTCTGTTGCAATTTGTGAGTCAGCTATCTTAGAACCAATCACGCAATCAGCACTTAAAGCAGCCGAGTCTACAGAATTGTCTGCTAGTTCACTAGCTTCTATTTGGTTCGCAGGGATTTTTGCTTTTGTTATAGCATCATCTTTTACGCCATCAGTAGAAACTTTAGTAAGTGCCATTTATGCAGATGTATGTGTTTTTTCTAGTTCTGCTTTCTTAGCTAATACTTGTTCCCATGTAGGTTTTTTACCATCTTCCCAAACT